ACTTAACTAAACGTAAAGACAAAGGTGAAAACCATCCATTTCAAGATGAGATATTCAAACCGGCTAGTTATCTAGCGGCTGTCATATGGGACAGTATTGGTGATAATTTGAAGTCTGCAAGAATTGGTATGGATTACTTACAAACCATTGCTAGGATAGTTGCTAAAGAACAACTTCCCGTGCACTGGGTAACACCTGTTGGCTTTCCTGTTTATCAGTCATATCCTGAAATGAAGTCTAAAAGAGTTAAAGCTATGTTGATGGGTGAAGTTATCAAACCTAGAATTAACACAGAGACTGACTTGACGGACAAGTTGAGAATGGGCAATGGAGTGGCTCCTAATGTTGTTCACTCAGTAGACAGTGCCGCTATGATGAAAACTGTTAACACTGCATACAAGAATGGTATTACTAATTTTTGTAACGTGCATGATAGTTTTGGCACAACAGCCGGTGATGTTGAAACACTTAATAAATCTATTAGAGAAGCTTTTATTGAGATGTTTACTAAGAATGACATACTAGAAGATTTTAGAAATGACGTTCTTAGACAATTACCACCAGAGCTACACGACAAATTACCTGAAGCTCCCGCCAAAGGTGATTTGGATATTCAACAATTGCGGGACAGTGAGTTCTTTTTTGCATAGCATTAAAGTACCCATAGTAGAATGGAGAAACACATATGAAAAATAATTATGTTAAGATTGTAAGTCCTGAAGGCGTGTCACAGTATGCATGGTTAACAAAACCTGATACTAAGTTTGACAAAGATGGACATTACAAAGTAAATCTTGTAGTGCCTACTGACAAGGCTTCTTCATTGATTAAACAGATTGATGAAGAAATTAAAAAGAGTGTTGAGATTGCCAAAGAAAAAAATAAAGGCAAAGCTGTTAAACAAGCTAACGCTCCGTATGAAGAAGAGGTAGATGAAAACGGTAAACCTACTGGAAACACTATCTTTAAGTTTAAAAGAAAAGCACAAATAATTTCTGCTGATGGAAAAGTTATTCCATTTAAAGTAGCTTTATTTGATAGCTCTGGTAAACCTTTAGTTGATGCTAACGTTTGGTCTGGTAGTGAGATGAAAGTTAGCGCTGAGTTAGTTCACTGGTTCACTGCAATGGCAGGCGCAGGCGTAAGTCTGAGATTAAGAGCAGTGCAAATAACTAAATTAGTTGAAGGTGGTGCCGGCAATGCTGAAGGCTACGGCTTTGACAAAGTTGAAGGTGGCTACGAAGCTCCAGAAAGTGTAAACACAAATGTGGTACAAGAAGAAAGCGCAGAAGCTGACTTCTAAACAAGTTGGTTTACGTTATGGTTTTAGGTCAGGCTTAGAAGAAGCAATTGCTTCTGAGCTTGATACTAAAAACATTCAATATAAGTTTGAAGAAACAAAACTTAACTATGTTAAACCACAAAAGGTGCACACATACACACCTGACTTTTATCTAGTTCAGTCTGACATTTACATTGAGACTAAAGGTTACTTTACTTCTCAAGACCGTCAGAAAATGCGTCTTATAAAAGAACAGCATCCTGAGCTAGATATTAGATTTATATTTAGTAATTCAAAAACAAGAATAAGTAAAAAATCAAAAACAACATATGGCATGTGGTGTGATAAATACGGTTTTAAGTATGCAGACAAACATGTCCCGAAAGAATGGTTATGAACAATTTAAGAAAAGAAACTAAATACATTGTTGTCCATTCAACAAATACAAATCCTACACAAAATTTAGATGTTAAAGATTTAGACAAGCAACATAGAAAAGAGGGTTTATTCTCTTGCGCTTTTCATAAAGTTATTAAAAGAGACGGGTCTGTACAAGACGGTCGCGACATAATGATAGCCGGCGCACATATTGAAACAGATGTTGTCTTGTCTAATAAAAATTCTATTGGCATTTGTCTAGTTGGTGGACAGAATGTTGATGGACAACCTGATTGTAATTTTACTTTCAAACAATATGAGAGTTTAGTTAAACTCATAGATGTTTTAAAAGCCGATTACAAAGAGGTTGAAGTTGTTGGTCATAGAGATGTGACTAACTCCTCATGTCCGCAGTTTGATGTAAAAGAATTGCTGACATAGTTTGTTTGTTGCCTACTGGGTAGAAATACTCAGTAGGTTAAACCCAAAATATTAAGGCAAAAAATTTTATGGAAAATACTGAAAGTACGTTTTTATATCATTCACATTGTGATGAGTGCGGTTCTAGTGACGCTAATTCTGTCTATGATGATGGACACACTTATTGCTTTTCATGTAACACATTAAAAAAAGGAGTAGAAGACTTGAACAAACAAACAAACACACAAGAACCAAGTAAAGATTTTATTTCAGGTAATGTATCTGCATTATCAAAAAGAAATATTGACTTTAACACAGCACAAAAATTTAATTATCAAACCGGTGCATGGTTTGGTAGACCATGTCAGATTGCAAACTACTATGACAAAGATAAACAATTAGTAGCACAAAAATTAAGATACCCTGATAAAACATTTCAGTGGTTAGGTGACGCAAAAAAAGCAGGCTTGTTTGGACAACACCTGTGGCGTGACGGTGGTAAAATGTGTATCATAACTGAAGGTGAGATAGACGCTTTATCAGTATCAAGAATAAATCAAAATAAATTTCCCGTAGTAAGTATTAAGACAGGCGCACAAGGTGCCAAAAAAGATATACAAAAAGAATTAGAATGGCTTGAAAGATTTGAGACAGTAGTTCTTTTGTTTGACCAAGATGAACACGGACAGAAAGCGGCGTTAGAATGTGCTAAATTATTTTCACCTAACAAAGCTAAGATTTGTACAATACCATTAAAGGATGCAAACGAAATGTTATTAGCTAATAAAGCTAAAGAGTTAACAGATTGTATCTGGTCAAGTAAACCTTACAGACCTGATGGAATAGTATTGGGTTCAGATTTATGGAATGAAATACAAAAAGAAGATAATCATGTTACAGTTCCATATCCATTTGATTGTTTAAATATAAAAACACATGGACTACGTAAAGGTGAGCTAGTTACTATCACTGCCGGAAGTGGTGTAGGTAAATCTAGTTTTTGTAGACATGTAGCATTAAACTTATTAAAAAATAATTACACTGTAGGTTACATTGCATTAGAAGAAAGTATTAAACGTAGTGCACTTGGTATCATGGGTGTTGAATTAAAAAAACCATTACATTTAACAAGAGAGGGTATTAGTGAAGAAGACTTATTTAAAACGTTTAACAATACTGTGGGCAGTGGCAACTTTTATCTTTACAATCATTTTGGTTCAACAGTTGCAGATAACCTGCTCTCTAAAATAAGATATTTAGCTAAAGCATGTAATGTAGATTATGTAATTCTTGACCATTTACACATGGCTTTGTCTGCATTAGGTGATGCTAATACAAATGATGAACGTAAACTTATAGATTATTTTGTTTCTAAGTTAAGAACATTGGTAGAAGAAACTGGTATTGGTTTAATATTAGTATCTCATTTATCAAGAACAAAAGATGGTAACAAAGGTTATGAAGACGGCGTTCAAGTATCAATGAATAGTCTTAGAGGAAGTCAATCCATAGCTCAATTGAGTGACATGGTATTAGCCTTGTCCAGAGATTTACAATCAGAAAATAATATTGCACAAGTAAATGTATTGAAAAATAGATTTAGTGGTGAGACTGGTAAAGCATGTAGTCTTAGATATGATTTAGAAACTGGTTGTTTATCAGAAGTACAAGCGGAGACTGTTGATGACTTCTAATCTAACAATTAAAAAAAGAAAAAGAAAAGCAGAAAATGAAACTGTCTCTTGGACATTCTACGTTTTATCAGCAGTTAAAAAAGCTAAAGATAGTCCAACACCTGTAGTTATAGATGTGGCTAAAGAAAGTTCTGCTACATTAATACAAGATGCTCTTATGGCATTGGCTATGAATGGTGAAGACGCGGCATGGAACGTAGATATAAAACTACACAAACACGTACATTAATATGAAACTACCTACAATAAATAAAAAAGTATTAGACGCTAAATTTGTTTTATGTCATTGGGTTGATATAAACTCTGATGCTTCTTGGACTACTTTAGAAAAAGCTAGACAAAGTAAACCAACTATTTGTGTTAGTACAGGTTGGTTAATTAAAGAAGATAAAGATGTGCACATTCTTTGTGGTGATATTAACTTTGAAGATGATGGCACCTTAGCTGACGTGGGTAACGTAACAACAATTCCAAGTGTAAATATAATTAAAAAGAAAGTTATTAAAATATGAAATATATTTTTGATATAGAAACAGATGGTCTTTTTGATGTGTGTACTAAAATACATTGTCTTGTTTTAAAAGATGTAGATAACAATAAGATATTATCTTTGTCAGTTGATGAAGCATTAGATAAATTATCTAAAGCTCATGTTATTATTGGACACAATATTATTAAGTTTGATATTCCAGTTATTAAAAAATTATATCCTAACTTTAAAACTGAGGCAAAAATTTTTGATACACTTGTAGCAACAAGATTGTTGTTTCCGGATGTAAAAGAAAAAGATTTTCAACGTAAAGATTTTCCTAGAGATTGTATTGGAAGACACAGTTTAAAAGCTTGGGGTAATAGAATAGGAAACTATAAAGCTGAGTTTGATACTGATTGGAAAACATTTACACCTGAGATGTTAGAGTATTGTAAACAAGATGTGGAAGTAACTTACAATCTTTATAAAATGATTGAAGAAAAAACATACTCACAACAAGCTATGGATTTAGAACACAATGTAGCTCAATTAATTTACAATCAAGAAGTTTATGGTTTTACTTTTAATACTGAAAAAGCAAAAAGTCTTTACTCAGCATTAAATGGTAGAAGACATATGTTAGAAAGTGAATTGCAAGATTTATTTCCACCTGAAACAGAAAGAATACCTTTTATTCCTAAGGTTAATAATAAATCTAAAGGTTACATTAAAGGTAAAGTATTTTATAAAGAAAAAACTACTGTCTTTAATCCATCTAGCAGACAACACATTGCTAGTAGATTAATAAATAAATATAATTGGAAACCTAGTATTTACACTGATGATGGTACACCTAAATTAGATGAAACTATTTTAGAAAGTTTACCATATCCTGAAGCTGAAATATTATGTGAGCATTTTTTATTAGATAAAAGAATTGGTCAGTTAGCTACTGGCGCTCAAGCTTGGTTAAAGCATGAGAAGAATAATAAAATACATGGTACTTGCAATACTAATTCAACAGTAACTGCAAGAGCAACTCATTCTTATCCTAACATGGCACAGATACCTAGTGTATCAGTACCTTATGGTAAAGAATGTAGAGCATTATTTACGGTTCCAACTGGTAAAAAACTTGTAGGCATTGATGTCTCAGGTTTAGAAGTGAGAATGTTGGCTCACTATATGGCTAGGTATGATAATGGTAAATACGCTAAGGTTGTTTTAGATGGCGACATACACTCTGAAACACAAACGTTAGCCGGTTTAGATAGCCGAGACCTAGCCAAAAGATTTTACTACTGTTTTTTATATGGTGGTGGAGTAACAAAGATAGCTTCAGTAACTGGTAAGACTGTTCCTCAAGCATCTAAGATTAAGAAAAGGTTCTTAAATAATTTACCTGCATTAAGTAAATTAATTGAGGATGTACAACAAGCGGCTGAACGTGGTTACTTAACAGGTCTTGATAAAAGAAAAGTTAAAGTACGTTCTTCTCATGCCGCGCTAAATACTTTATTACAAAGTTCCGGCGCATTGGTTTGTAAACAATGGTTGGTAGAGTTTGACAAAGTAATAAAACAAATACCACATGCACAACAAGTTGTCTGGGTGCATGATGAAATACAAGTTGAGTGTCTTGAAAAAGATGCAGAGCAAGTTGGGCAACTGGCAGTAAAAGCAATCAAAGACACTGGTGAGTATTTTAATTTAAGACTACCGCTAACTGGTGAATATAAAATAGGAGACAACTGGAGTGAAACACACTAATAAAACATGGAATAAAGAATATGATTTAAAAAACAATTTTAGGTATTGTTTAGAAAAAGGTAAATTAGGAGAAGATTTAGTAAATAAACTTTTAAACAAAGAAATAACATTTGAAGTTAAAACAGATTTTATGTGTAAAGATACTGGAAATGTTTTTGTAGAATATAAAAGTAGAGGAAAAGACAGTGGTATAAAAATTAGTACTGCTATTTATTGGGTATTTGTATTACCTTATAATGAAACTGATTTTCCAAACTTGCAATTTATACCTTTAGTTAAATTAAAAAAATTAATTGAAACTAAAAAATATAAAATTGTTAACGGCGGTGACGCTTTAACTTCAAAAGGTTATTTAATTCCAAAAGAAGATTTATTAACACTTATAATACAGGAGAAAAATGATTAGAAAAAAAGTATTATTGATTGATGGTGATATTTTGTTATACAAAATTGCCATGAACAATGAAGTAGAAACACATTGGGGTGATGGATTATGGACATTACATTCTGATGCAAACATTTGTAAAGCAGATGTAGATTTAGTTATAGATGATTTAGGTGCTAGTTTAGAAGCTGATGATTATGTTGTTGCATTAACTGACAGCAAAAACTTTAGAAAAGATGTGTTGCCTACATACAAAGATAATAGAAAAGATAAAAGAAAACCATTAGCATTAAAAGAGTTAAGAGAATATGTTATTAAAAAACATAAAGGAGTTGTCTGGGATAATTTGGAAGCTGATGATGTTATGGGTATTATGGCAACAGAGCCTACAGAAGAAGAAAGAATAGTAGTTACAATTGACAAAGACTTAAAAACTGTACCATGTAATTTGTCTTCTGATGGTTTAAATGTTGAACGTATTCCAGAAAGATTAGCTGATTACTGGTTTATGATACAAACATTAACTGGTGATAAAGTTGATGGTTATGATGGTGTAGAAGGAATAGGTATTAAGACTGCTGAAAAACTTATCAAGAAGTATACTAACGTTCCCCTTTTAGACCTATGGAAAATTGTCAAAAAAATATATGTTGACAAAGGATATACTGAAGCTGAAGCATTACAACAAGCAAGAGTTGCACGTATACTTAGACACGGTGAATACAATAAGAAAACAGGGAAGGTAAAACTATGGACAATATAAAAAAACCTTTACATTATAACAAAGGTGCTATTGAACCTATAGATTATATAGTAGCAAACAATCTTACGTACTGCGAAGGTAATGTAGTTAAGTATATAACTAGGTGGCGTTTCAAAGGACATGGAATAGAAGATTTAAAAAAAGCTAAACAATACATAGACTTTATTATTGATAAAGAAGCACAACCTAAAGTCACAGATACTAAAGATGCTTGAACATAAACATATTATAATTAGAGCAACTGTTAAAAAACCACCTGTGCAAGTAGATGTAATAAAACAATGGGTAAGAAATTTAGTTGAAAAATTAAACATGAAACCATTGGGTGATACAGTTGCTGTCTATGTAGACAAAGAAGGCAACAGAGGTTTGACTTGTTTGCAAGCTATTGAAACATCACACATAGCATTTCATTCTTGGGATGAAGACAAACCTGCTGTTGTTCAATTAGATGTATACACTTGCAGTCACTTAAATAAACAAACAGTATTTGATGCATTGGAAAAGTTTGAACCAATAGAAATTAATTACTTAACATTAGATAGAGAGAAATATTTAAATATAATACACATATGATAGATTACGAAAGAGATAATTTACTTACTGATTTTGGTAAGACCACATTAAAAGATAGATATTTATTACCAGAAGAAACTTCACCGCAAGAAGGATTTATGCGAGCGGCTAAAGCTTTTTCAGACAATGATGAAATGGCACAACGTATATATGATTATGCATCTAAACTTTGGTTTATGTATTCTACACCTGTGTTGTCTAATGCAGGTAGTAAAAGAGGCATGCCTATTTCATGCTTCTTAAATTATGTTGGTGATAGTAGAGAAGGATTAACAGGACATTACACAGAGAACGCTTGGCTTGCTTCTGTGGGTGGTGGTATTGGTGGTTACTGGGGACATGTAAGAAGTGATGGAACACAAACTTCTGGTGGCTCACAGTCTTCAGGTTCAATACCTTTTTTACACGTAGTTGACAGTGAGATACTTGCGTTCTCACAAGGTAAAACAAGACGTGGAAGTTATGCGGCGTACATGGATATATCACATCCAGAGATAATAGAATTTTTAGAAATGAGAAAACCTAGTGGTGGTGACATACATAGAAAATGTCTTAACCTTCATCATGGTGTAAATATTTCTGATGAGTTTATGCAGTTAATAGATAACTGTATTAAAGAACCTACGTATGATGACAGTTGGAATTTAATTGACCCACATACAAAAGCAGTAGTACGTACTGTATCAGCTAGAGATTTGTGGTTAAAAATATTAGAGACAAGAGTTGCCACTGGTGAGCCGTATGTTTCATTTATTGATACAGTTAATGAAGCATTGCCTGAAACACAAAAGAAATTAGGATTAAAAGTAAATCATTCTAATTTATGTACAGAGATAACACTTGCTACTGATGAAAACAGAACAGCAGTTTGTTGTCTATCTTCTGTTAATTTAGAAAAGTATGATGAATGGAAAAACAATAGTTTATTTATACCTGATTTAATTAGGTTCTTAGATAATGTGTTGCAATACTTTATTGATAAAGCACCTGATGAATTGTTTAGAGCTAAGTTTAGTGCAAACAATGAACGTAGTATTGGTTTAGGTGCTATGGGTTTCCATGCTTATTTACAATCAAGAGGAATACCTTTTGAAGGTGCACTTGCTAAATCATTAAACATGAAAATATTTAAAACAATTAAAGAGCAAGCTGTAGAAGAAAGTAAAAGACTAGCAGTTAAAAGAGGTGAAGCTCCAGACATGGAAAACACAGGTATGCGTAATGCACACTTGTTAGCTATTGCACCCAATGCTTCTAGTTCTATTATCTGTGGAACTACATCACCATCAATAGAACCATACAGAGCAAACGCGTATGTACAAAAAACTATGTCTGGTTCATTCTTGGTTAAGAATAAATATCTTGAAAAATTATTAGAGAAAAAAGGTATTAACAATGAAAAAACATGGACTTCTATTTTAGCTAATAAAGGTTCTGTTTTACATTTAAATGAATTATCTGATAATGAAAAAGATATATTTAAAACAGCAATAGAAATTAATCAGCAATGGATTATTGAACATGCGGCAGACAGACAAAAACATATTTGTCAAGGACAATCAGTTAATGTGTTTGTGCCTGCTGATGTTAACATTAAAGAATTACATGACATACACATGTTAGCATGGAAGAAGAAGTTAAAAACTTTGTATTACTGTCGTTCAGAAGCAATTAAACGTGCTGAGTTAGTATCAAAAAAAATAGAAAGAACAATCATACCAGAAGCTGATTGTCTAGCCTGTGAGGGATAATGAAAAAAATAAAACAATTCATTAAAAATTGGGGTTGGACTAACATAATCTTAGCTAGTTTGTTAGGTGGATATATGAGTTATGTATTTATACTGGCGTTAGCTAATACAATATGCGATTGCATATAAAGGAATACAAAATGACAGATAGCAGTTTGTTTGATGGCATAAATTATAAACCTCTTAAAAAGAAGAATAAACGTAAGGGGGTTTCATGTCATCATTCTAATAAAAAACAATCAGTGCTATGGACAGTTTATCATACTGTCCTAGCATTGGAATTATTAATCTTAATTATAATAGAAGGAGTAGAATTATTTTATGGGTTTCAATAGTTATAAAATAAGAGATGGAAAACATATTCCATCTAAAAAGTTTAAAGAAAACTGGAATGATATTTTTGGTAAAGATAAAACCAAAGAAGAATTACCAAAAGAAGAAGAAGATTATATCAAGGAGTTAGAAAAAAAGATATGAGTTTATTTGACAAACGAACACACTATAAACCATTTGATTATGGTTGGGCTTTTGAAGCTTATGACATGCAACAAAAAATGCATTGGCTACCAAGTGAAGTCCCGTTACATGAGGATGTAAGAGATTGGAATGAAAGATTAACACCAGAAGAAAAAAATTTAATAGGACAAATATTAAAATTCTTTACTCAAGGTGACGTAGATATAGCACAAGCTTATCTTGATAAATACATTCCTAAATTTAAAGCTCCAGAAGTAAGAATGATGTTGTCTGCTATAGCAACAAGTGAAGCTAACCATGCACATAGCTATTCATTATTAAATGATACTATTGGTTTACCTGATAAAGAATACAAAGCATTTCAAGAATATAAAGAAATGGCTGATAAACATGAATACTTGTTTACATCTAAAGGTAAAGGATTAGATGGCATGGCTAGAGAGATAGCTTGCTTCTCAGCTTTTGGTGAAGGTTTACAATTGTTTGCTTCATTTGTAATGTTATTAAACTTTCAAAGATATGGTAGAATGAAAGGTATGTGCCAAATAGTTACTTGGTCTATCAGAGATGAAACACATCATGTTGAAAGTATGATTAAATTATTCCATGAGTTAATAAAAGAAAACCCGAATATTTGGACAGAAAAATTTAAAGCAAGTATCTATCAAACATGTAGAGACATGGTAGACTTAGAAGATAAGTTTATTGATTTAGCTTTTTCTATGGGTGGTATAAGAGGATTAAAAGCAGAAGAAGTTAAACAATATATCAGATACATTGCTGATAGAAGACTGTTACAGTTGTCTTTAAAACCTAATTATGGTGTAAAAGATAACCCTTTAGGTTGGTTAGACTGGGTTCTTAATGGTGTAGAACACGCTAATTTCTTTGAGAATAGAGCAACAGAGTACAACAAAGGTACAATAACAGGAAACTTGTGGGACTAAAGTGCCCTTTTTAGAAGAAAACAATATGATTGACCAAGATGATTTAGTGTTACCACAAACAGTAGATGAATTAGTTAAGCTTTTAAATGAAGTTTATCCTGAAAAATCACCGTCTGTTAATGATAAACCTAATCAAATTTATTTCAACGCAGGTCAACGTGATGTTGTTAAGTTTATTAATACGTTAAAAGAGAGGACAGAGAAATAATTATGTGTATGTCAGCCCCTAAGGTACCTCAGGTACAACCGGCTCCCCCGCCAGTTGCTCCACCGCAGGCACCTATTGAAGAAGATAAAGCACCTATGGTAGAAACTGCTGTAGATGTTGATAAAGAAGCAACTACTAAAAAGAAGAAAAAAGTAGGTACTTCTGCATTACAAACTTCTTCAGGTTTAAATATACCTACAGTCTCAGGTTTAAACATAACTTAATATTATGCATTATAATAATATGTTACAACAAAGCGCTAAAGAGCGCTACGAAACTTTAAAACAACACAGAGAACATTTCTTAGATAGAGCTCAAGAATGTAGTGAGCTTACAATTCCATCATTAGTACCGCCTGATGGATTTCATTCCTCAACAGATTTATACAATCCATTTCAATCAGTTGGAGCAAGAGGAGTTAATAATTTAGCTTCTAAACTTTTATTATTATTGCTTCCACCTAATTCCCCATTCTTTAGATTATCAATAGCAGGACAAGCTAAAAAAGATTTAGACGAACAAAAAGAAATTAAGTCTGAAGTAGAAAAATCTTTAGCAACTATTGAAAGAGAAGTCTCAAGTAAAATAGAACAACTTGCTTTAAGAGTTAGTGTGTTTGAAGCATTAAAACATTTAATTGTTGCAGGTAACGTATTAACTTATTTACCTAAAAAAGGAAACATGAGAGTATTTCCTTTAACAAATTTTGTTTGTAAGAGAGATGCTTCAGGAAATATTATTGAAATAGTTATTAAAGAAACTATTCATCCTACATATTTAGATGACAATACATTAGAAAGAATTTCAGAATTTGAAGATTATAAACCAGATGAAGAATGTGATTTATATACTCACATTTATAAAATGGATGAGAAACAATTTTATACTTGTCAAGAAGTAAAAGGTGTTAAAATAGAAACTTCAATTGGTACATACCCTATTGATAGTTTACCTTATCAAGCTTTAAGAATGGTTAGAGTTGATAATGAAGATTATGGTAGAGGATATGTTGAAGAATTTTTAGGTGATTTAAAATCATTAGAAGGTTTGTCTCAAGCGCTTGTTGAAAGTGCGGCGGCATCTTCTAAAGTAGTATTCATGGTTAGACCTAACTCTGTTACTAGAAAAAAAGATTTAGCGCAAACTAGAAATGGTGACATTATTACTGGTAGTTCAGATGATGTTGCTGTGTTGCAAGCACAAAAACAATATGACTTACAAGTAGTTGAAAGAAGTATTGCTAAGTTAGAAGAAAGAATGTCTTATGCATTTTTATTAAACACTGCAATACAAAGAGATGCTGAAAGAGTTACAGCTCAAGAAATTAGATACATGGCACAGCAATTAGAAACTGCTATGGGTGGTATATATTCATTACTATCTCAAGAATTTCAATTACCTTTGGTGACCATATTAATGAAAAGAATGTCTCAAGCAAATGAGATACCTTCTTTACCTAAAAACTCTGTTAAGCCTACAATTATTACAGGTGTAGAAGCTTTAGGTAGAGGTAATGACTTACAAAAATTAAGAGAATTTGTTGCTGAAGTTGCTAACTTAGCACAAGTAAATCCTCAAATTGTTCAAACATTGAATACACAGGATTTAATAAAACGTATTGCTACTGGATTAGGTATTGATACGGAAGGGCTTATCAAGTCTGAAGAAGAATTAATGGCAGAACAAGAAGAGATGGCTGACCAAATGCAAAATCAACAGATAATGCAAATGGCTGAAAAAGCTGTTGCACCTGCTGTTAATGGCATGATGAAACAACAAGAACAAGGATAATTAAATGGTAGATAAAGTAGAAGTACAAGCAGAAGAAACTGGTATTGAAAAACCAGAAGAACAAGTAAACGAGACACAGTCAACACAAAGTAAACCTGAAGGCTTACCTGAAAAATTTAATTCAGTTGAAGATTTAGCTAAGTCATACGCAGAGTTAGAAAAGAAACTTGGTGGACAATCTCAAGAAACAAAAGAAGAAGTAGACCCTGTTGCTAAAGCACAGCCTAAAACAGAAACTAAAACTGATAACAATAAATTAGATATTGCTGAAAAAGCTGTATCTGATGCAGGTTTAGATATGTCTTCTTTACAACAAGAGTATTCTGAAAAAGGTGAATTAGATGCTAAGTCTTATGAAGCTTTAGAAAAAGTAGGAATTACTAAACAATATGTAGACAACTACATTGCAGGTCAAGAAGCAATTGCTAATCAACAAGCTACTGAAATTAAGCAAACTGTTGGTGGTGAAGAAACATATCAAGAGATGGTTGATTGGGCTTCTAAAAATATGACTGAAGGTGAGAAACAAGCATATAACAAAGCTGTAAACAGTGGAGACATGGACACAGTTAAGTTAGCTGTTAATGCACTTAAAGGTCAATATGAAAGAGCTAATGGTGTTGAACCTAATCTAGTAGAAGGTAAAGCACAGCCTAGTCAAGAACAAGGCTTCCAGTCATGGGCACAAGTTACAGAAGCTATGGCTGACCCACGATATGCAAAAGATATGGCATATCAAAATGAAGTAAAAAATAAATTAGCTAACAGCAACTTATAGGAGTTATATGATGTACGGAAAAAAAGCTAAAGGTAAAAAAATGTTAAAAGGTGGACAGAAAAAACTACCTATGGCATTAAAGAAAAAAATAATGAAGGCTAAGAAAAAGAAATAGTCATGGCTAAAAGAGGTTTATACGCAAACATTCATGCTAAACGTAAAAGAATTAAAGCGGGCAGTGGTGAGAAAATGCGTAAAGTTGGTAGCAAAGGTGCACCAACAGCTAAACAATTTAAAAGAGCGGCTAAGACAGCTAAGAAAAAGTAATGCCGGCTAAAAAATATCAGTCACCTTCTGGTGGTTTAAACGCCGCCGGAAGGAGATATTTCAAAAGAAAAACTGGTGCAAATTTAAAAGCTCCAGTTACAGGAAAAGTAAAACGTGGTTCTAAAGCGGCTAAACGTAGAGCTAGTTTCTGCGCACGTATGTCTGGAGTAAAAGGTGCTATGAAGAAACCTAATGGACAACCTACAAGAAAAGCTTTAGCATTACGTAAGTGGAAGTGTAGATAGTTGTGCACCCTTTTTAGGGGGCAACTCGCCAACACATATTTAATAAAGTGTAATAACTTGACCACCTGCGGGTGACAATCTTGAATATGAAACTGAAACATATGTAGAGGCTTTTATAAATAAACGTCATAACAAAGGAGAACACTATGGCAAATGCAAGTCCAGTATCAGTTGGAAAAGTAAATGCAGGTGGTTCGGAAGACGCTCTGTTTCTGAAAGTTTTTGCAGGAGAAGTTTTAACTTCTTTTGATAGAGCTTCAGTTACTCAAGGTGCAGAAATGGTTAGAAGTATTTCTAGCGGTAAATCTGCAACTTTCCCAGTAATGGGTAGAGTGGATGCTTCGTACCATACAGCAGGTGCTGAAATAACTGGTTCAGATGTAAACCACAACGAGAAGGTTATTACAATTAATGACCTACTTTTATCTTCAGTATTTTTATCAAATATTGAAGAAGCAAAAAACCATTGGGATGTAAGAAGCGCTTACTCTACAGAAATTGGTAGAGCGTTAGCTTTCCAAAAAGATAAGCATATCTTACAAACTATTGGTCAAGCGGCACAAGCTTCTGCAAACGTAGCTGACACAGGTTACGGAGCAGGAACTGTTCTTACAAACACTAACATTGCTTCAGCTACAGCTTCAACTGCGGCTAACGCTATGATAGACAGTTTGTTTGATGCGGCTAAACAATTAGATGCTAACTACGTTCCAAAAGAAGGTAGAAAAGCGTTTATCAAATTAGAAGAGTACTACAAATTAGCTAACGGTACTAACGTAACTAACGTTGACTTCTCAGGTCAAGGTTCAATTGCGGAAGGTAAAGTTGTTAAAGTAGCAGGTATTGAATTAGTACCTACTGCACACTTTGTAAACTCTGCTATCACTGCGGCGCCGGATGCAGGTTCAGCAACTGCGGGTGGTTCAAACCCTCAAGCTGTTGACTTATCAAACTACGTATGTTTGGTATCTCATCCTTCTGCTGTAGGTACTGTAAAACTTATGGATTTAGCTGTTGAAAGCGAATATGATATAAGAAGACAAGGTACCCTAATGGTAGCTAAGTACGCTATGGGTCACGGAGTATTAAGACCTGAAGCGGCTGTAGGAATTAAAGAAGCGTAATAGCTTAACTTTAATCTTGAAGTGGCGGGAGCGCGAGAGTTAACCCGCCATTTCTATTTAATATTATAGGAGATTATGACTACACAAATTACACCAACAACTGAGTTACAAGCGATAAACATTATGTTGTCTGTTATCGGTGAAGCTCCAGTTAACTCAATTACAGGTACAGTATCAGTTGATGTATCTACAGCAAAAAATATTTTAGATGAAACTTCTATGTCAATCCAGTCTCAAGGATGGCATTTTAATACACATGAAAAATACACATCATTATCATTAGACCAAGATAATAAAATTCCCCTACCTGCAAACTGCGTTAAAGCTGACGCTAGTAAAAACTTTAGATATTTAAATTTAACAATCAGAAATGGTTTCTTATACAATTTAGAAAAACATACAGATGTATTTACTGAAGTACCTAAAGAAGTAGATTTAGTTTTAGTACAACAGTTTGAACAATTACCAGAATATGCAAGACAATACATTACACAAAAAGCATCAAGAAGATTTGCTTCAAGATTTCTTGGGGATAGTGAAATTGTTAAATTAATTGCTAATGATGAAAACGAAGCACTAATGGCATTTCATCAAGCTGATAGTCAAGAAGCTGATGTTAATATGTTAGAAGGTGATAGTAATACTTATTCAATAATTAATAGACCAACTAGAAGGACTTATTAATGGGTGGTGTAGTATCACAGAGTATTCCTAATTTTCTGAATGGTATCTCACAACAAACACCAACGCAAAGAGGTATTAATCAAGGAGAAGAACAGGTAAATTTACAAAACAATATTGTAGATGGTTTATCTAAAAGACCATCATTTGATTATATAGCAACTTTAGATGCTACCAATGTATTTCCAAATACTACTAAATTTTGGTCTATACAAAGAGATAAAGAAAATCAATATATGGTTGCATTTTATAATGGTGGTGTAAAAGTTTGGGATTTAGATGGAAATTCATTACCTGTTACTATAGCAAGTGGTGCTAGTTATTTAACTTCTAGTAATCCTAAATCAGATTTTAAATTAGTTAACATTGCTGATTATACTTTTATTGCTAATAAATCAAAAACAGTTTTAGCAGATACTACAACTACTGCTTCAAAAATAGAAGAATTTTATATTAATGTTGTAACTACTAATTATGGTAGAGAATATGCTGTAACAGTACAACATCCTAATATGTCATATGCAGTTAAGTCATCATTGCAACTGCCTACAGGAAGTAATTTAAACCATGATGCTATATTTAGAGATACTTCACATGTAGCAGACATTTTATTTAGAGGTACTTCTAGTACATATTTTGATGCATCATCAGATGCTTCATTTAAATTAACTAGAGAAGATACTGGAGCTACTTTAAGTACAACTCAAGGATTAGGTACGTCTTCTGAAGTTACTAATTATTTTACTATGACACTTTTTCCTTCAGTAATTAGAGGAGTGTCTACAGACGGAAATGCAAACTATACAGTAGAAACAACAGATGGTTCTGGAAATACAGGAATGTATTCTGTTAGAGATGAAATTTCTGATTTTACAAAATTACCTTACCATGCAAGTACTGACAGTATTATAAAAGTAACAGGTGATGAAGGAGATACATTATCTGATTATTATGTTAAATATCAAACTGATGGTGTTTGGAAAGAAACTATAGGACAAGGTGTTAGTTTAGGTT